GGGGTGCCCTACCGGAGACTCCCACACAGCGCAGCGGTAATGGGTGGCACTACCTAGTCAGGATCGACACCGCGGCCGTTAAACGCTGCCGTGGCAAGCTGGCGCCGGGTATAGACGTCAAGGCCAATGGCTATATCGTGGCCGAACCATCCATCCATCATTCGGGGCGCCGGTATGCTTGGGATGACGGGCTGGATCTGCTGGCCGGTTTCACCCCGGCACGCGCCCCTGTCTGGCTGGAACGGATGCTGATGGAACCGGCAGCGGAAGCGGGCGCAGCGCCCAGCTCACCCAATCTCGGCAATTACACCATGCCGGTGCAGCTCGCGGAGGCCGCGGCTGCTTTGACAGTGCTGGATGCCGAGGACTACCACCAGTGGATCGAGGCAGGCATGGCCCTACATGCAACCGGGCTGGGTGATCTGGCTTACCAGGTATGGGTGGACTGGTCAGGCCAGTCGGGGAAATTCGACCACAAGGTGCAACGGGCGAAATGGCTGTCGTTTTCGACCAATCGAGCCGCCGGCGTGACGATCAAAACCCTATTTTCTCGCGCTCAATCGGCAGGATGGATAAACCCCATGTCAGGCACTAGCTCTGCACCAGACAAAACAATTACAGCAGAAAACCATCCGTTTGCAAATTTCCTGCCGTATGCGTTGGGCGACCTTGAACCCGACGAATTTATATTCGACGACATTCTGATTGCTGGCGTAACCCTGCTGGCCGGGTTTACCGGTCTCGGCAAGACCACCGCCAATACCGTTCATGATTTGGTTCATAGCATCCCAGTATTCGTCACCGAAGGGCAGGTATGCTACTGCATCGAAGTCTGCCTTCAATGCATCCCAGTTGTTGAGAATCCCATTGGTCATACCAGTATCGGCAAGACCACCGCGCTGGTGCCGCTGATGACACGGGCAGCGCATTTGTGCGAGGCCGACGATACATTGCGGCCGCTGCTACGCCGCCGGGTAATCTACGTTAGCGAGGATCCCAAGCAGGTTGTCAGGGTTTTAACCTCGATGCGCGTAGCCGGTGAGCTGACAGCCAGTGATGCAGAGATCAGCGAATGGTTCAAGATCGTGCCTGCCAAGCGCATGGATGCTGCTTCCATTGTTAAGGTGCGGGAAATCTACGAGGCGATGGTTTACCGGAATGTCTCTCAGGAATCAGGCGTTTCTTACGACGCGCTGCCGATCGTGGTGCTGGATACCAGCAATGCGACCATCGAGCTGGAGAACGAAAGCGACAACTCCGAAGTCGGAAAGGCGGTTTCAACACTCAAAAGCGAGCTGGGCGGCATTCCGCTGATTATTGTGGCGCATTTAGCCAAGACATTGAAAAAGGCCGATATCAGCGACATGACCAGCCGCGGTGCCGGTGCCTGGGAAGGCGATGTCAACCAGGTGCTCTACATGACCAAAGAGGATGACGGCGCACGATGGCTGGATGTTGCCCAGGCCAAACACCGGTTCGTCACAAAGGCAGACGGCATCGTGTTTCGGGCAGTCGCGGCAGAAATAAAGGGGCGCGACGTGCTCGGAAACGAAAAAGACCTGTTTTTAATGCACTGTCGGCCGGAAATGGTGCAGAAGGGCGGTCGGGAGGCTATGCAGGAACAGTCAAAACAGGCCGCAGCGCGTAGCAAAGAGATTGCCGAGCAGATGGTCAAGGTTGGCCGGAAAAAGCGCGTGACGGCCATTCTGGACGCGCTGGTGGTCGGGGAATATAAAACCAAGAGCGAGCTGTCAAAAGACATGGGCGGCAGAAAGGATAATAACCTTGAGCTGATCGACCAGATGGTCAGCGATGGGTTAATCGAGCAGTTTGTGCCTGCTGACAAGCGGGATAAGAATCATAATAATGGTTATCGGCTGACCAAGAATGGGGCGCAGGAATACGGTAATTTAAGTAATGGAGTTTAGGGAACCGCATGTAACCGAGTGCCTATTTTTTAAGCAGTTGTATGCGGTTCCCGTACATGCGGTTTCCCTTAAGGGTAAAAACCTCGGGAACCGCATCTTTATTGATGCAGTTCCCAATTCACCCGATGTTGTGGGAACCGCATGAAACCGCATGAAACCGCATGAACACTTTTAGGGGTAAGAAATGACACCAACGCAGCGCAGTTTGGCCTACCTTCGCGATGAAGGCTACCTGGTCGCAATCGTCGAGCACTGGAATCCGTTTGCCCGCATCCGGCAAGATCTGTTCGGGTTCATCGATCTGCTGGCGATCCGGCGCGATGAGACTCTGGCAGTGCAGGTTACGGCCAGCGGCGTGTCCAGCCGGGTCAAGAAGATCGAGGCCAGCCCACACCTGGGCAGAGTGCGGGAGGCAGGTTGGCGGCTACACGTTCACGGCTGGCGGAAGAACTCGAAAGGCAAGTATGTGATGCGCGTTGTCGATCTCTCGTGATAGTATTCCTCTCGCGCCTATCTCCTCCGTAAAGCGCACCCCCCGCTAAACGGCGACTTGGATTGTCGCGGGAATCCTACCGGCGGTCGCCGTTGCCCCCACACCTTTTTTTGAGGCCACGTTGGATGAAAGGTAGACCTTGCAAACAATCCATCAAATGGTTCAAACGCTCCATTAATCATTCCGATCTGTCCGTCTTACTGGCCGCTGGGTCAGGCGATAGCTCCGAAGGATGGCGGGAATTGTTGGCCGTTTATCGGCATCTTTACATGCTCGGATACCGTCGCGGAATGCGGCCGGAAAATATCCAGCTTGTAACTAAATAGGTCTTTGCGGTTCCCACAGCCCTTTTTACCTTACTTTTTCCGTCCTGCCACCCCCTCGATCGCACCCAAACACACTCCAGAACGCGTCAGGACTTGATTTGAGCGTGTTTGCAGACTTTCTTGATGCTCTCCCTATGCCTGTCTTTTTTTTTGGCTACGGCCCTCTAAACAAGCCGACCGGAACAGGCCGCACCACTGGTCGCCGTCGAGCCGGAAAACGCCTGTTTTGCCCTCAAAACGAATAACCCTACTCGCATTGTTGCGTATAACGTGCATTATGTAAAATCGTGTTTTGTTTAAAATCAACGAGTTACAACTTTCTGCCTATTTTTTGTGCATTATTCGCTGTTTGTTGCAGTGCGTCATGGAAATACGTGGGTATCGGCATGATCCGGCAGGCCAGCCCAGAATGACGTTTGATGGATCTCGCCGCCGCGGTTTCGTGGTGCGGTTCCCAGTCCAGCGAACGCGGTTCCCCATCACGAAACCGCATGAAATAATCAAACAAATCAACGTCTTGCATTTTTGTTGCCCTCCTTTTTTGGTCTGAAAAAACTCGGCAATTCGTGGCCGGTGGCCGATCGACATGGGGGGGGGAGGGGGTCTGGGTCGGCCCAAGATATTTGTGATCCCTCCTCCCCACAAAAAAAGGTCAAAATGGGTTATAGTGCATGACAAAGAGGGCCAATATGGACAATCCACCGGTTAAAGACGGTAGACCCAAACGGTATCGCGCACCGAAGGTGCTGCCGAAGACGGACTACCAGCGGTTGAACGAGTTGAAGCAGATGTTGCTCGATAGCAGTGGTCGGCGCGTGGTGCAGAAGGTAGTGGACATTGCGATGGACGACGGGCATCCGAGTCAGATGGCCGCGTTAAAGTTGTGTATGGAACGCACGCTGCCGGTCAGCTTGTTTGAGAAGGACAAGGGTCACCGCGGTGCGGTGACGATCAACATCACCGGTATTGGCGAAGTCACCACCGGCGCGATCATAGATGCGACGCCGGAACCGGAAGACGTAGACGCAGAGGATGCGACCTGATGGCCGATCTGAACTTCAGTCTGCTGCCCTGGCAACAAATTGTTTTTGCCGATAAAACACGGTTCAAGGTCATCGCGGCGGGGCGGCGCTGCGGCAAGTCGAGATTGGCGGCAACGACGCTGTTGATTGAGGGGCTGCGCTGTCCGCAAGGGTCAGCGGTGCTGTATGTCAGCCCGACCATGGGGCAGAGCAGACAGATCATCTGGGATTTGTTGCTCGATCTGGGTAAGGAGGTGATCCAGTCGAGTCACGTCAACAATCTGGATATCACGCTCATCAACGGTGCGCGCATCTACGTCAGGGGCGCGGACAGACCGGACACGCTGCGCGGGGTGAGCTTGACGTATGCGGTGCTGGACGAGGTAGCGGATATCAAGCCGGAGGCGTGGGAGCAGGTCATACGTGCGAGCTTGAGTGACAAAAAAGGCCGCGCCATCTTCATAGGTACCCCACGCGGGCGCAATTGGTTTTTCGATCTGTTCAATCTAGGCAAGAATGAGACAGATACCGATTGGAAGTCTTGGCATTTCACGACCAAAGACAACCCGATGATCGACCCGGACGAGATTCAGAGTGCTAAGAAGACGTTATCGAGCTTCAGTTTCAAGCAGGAATACATGGCGAGCTTTGATACCGCGGGAAGCGACGTCTTCAAAGAGGAGTGGCTGAAATATGGCGAAGAACCCGAAGTCGGCGGCTACTACATCGCGTGTGACCTCGCGGGGTTTGAAGAAGTCGCCAAGCAAGCGGCGAACTCGCGTAAAAGGCTCGACGAATCCGCTATCGCAGTGGTCAAGGTTACTGATGATGGCAAGTGGTGGGTTAAAAAGATTGACCACGGTCGTTGGGATATTAAGGAAACGGCGTCAAACATCCTGATGGCGATCAGGGATTACCGTCCGGTAGCGGTGGGGATCGAGCGCGGGGCGTTGAAAAACGCGGTTTTGCCGTATTTGAGTGACTTAATGCGGAAAAGTAATGTATATTCCCACATTATTGACCTGACGCATGGCAACCGTAAAAAGGCCGACCGGATCATCTGGTCGCTACAGGGCCGTTTCGAGCATGGTCGGGTGATCCTCAACAGTGACGAGGACTTTGACGAATTTATAGACCAGTTGTTGATGTTCCCCGCGCAGGGCGTACACGACGACCTGCCCGACGCGCTGTCTTACATAGACCAGTTAGCGATAACGTCGTATTTTGAGGAACAGGAAGACACCTGGTCACCCATCGACGTAGTGTCGGGAGTCTAATAATATGGCGTTTGAAAAAGACAGCGAAACCGGCGACGAGAACGGCGTCACCGGCGAGTATGAATACGAGCAACCGAGCGAGAATGATCGCGAGCTGACTTCATTCGTAATTGACCACTGCGACCGCTGGCGCACCTACCGCGATACGAACTTTCTGGCGTTGTGGGAGGAATACGAGCGCATCTTTCGCGGCCAATGGTCGGCGCAGGACAAGCTGCGCGACTCCGAACGCAGCCGCATCGTCACGCCAGCCGCGCAGCAGGCGGTGGAAACGCGGCATGCGGAGATCATGGAGGCGATCTTCGGACAGGGCGACTTCTTCGACATTGAGGACGACCTGCGGGATGTGAATAACAACCCGCTGGACGTGGAGATGTTGAAAGCGCAACTGATGGAAGACTTCAAGGTCGATAAGATCAGAAAGGCGATCGACCAGATCGAGCTGATGGCCGAGATTTACGGCACCGGCATTGGCGAGATCGCGGTAATTACGGACAAGGTATTCGTTCCGGCTACACAACCGATACCGGGGCAGATGGGGCAAGCGGCGATTGGCGTGCGGGAGAAGGATCGCATTGGCGTCAAGATCGTGCCGGTCAACCCCAAGAATTTCCTGTTTGACCCGAACGGCACCAGCATCGACGACTGTCTGGGCGTGGCGATCGAGAAATATATCTCCATCCACAAGATTGTTAAGGGGCAGGAAGACGGCATCTACCGCAAGGTGGAACTCGGCACCGATTCGGAAGACACCAAGTTAGAACCGACGCAGGAGATCACGCAGTATCGCGACGACAAGGTGCGCTTGCTGACCTACTACGGTCTGGTGCCGCGTGAGCTGCTGATGAACAGCGACGACAACGCGGATATCGTCGATCTGTTCCCCGAGAGTTCGGCGCAGGACGAGTATTCGGATTTGGTCGAGGCCATCGTGGTCATCGCCAACGAGAGCGTGTTGCTGAAGGCCGAAGAAAGCCCCTACATGATGAAGGATCGTCCGGTAATCAGTTACCAGGACGACACGGTGCCGAACCGCCTACTCGGGCGCGGCACGATTGAAAAAGCCTACAACATGCAGAAGGCGATCGACGCACAGGTCAGATCGCATCTGGATTCCTTGGCGCTGACAACCAGCCCAATGATTGCGATGGACGCCACACGGCTACCGCGGGGGGCGAAGTTTGAAGTCAAGCCCGGCAAGGCCATCCTGACCAACGGGGCGCCAGCAGAGATTCTGTATCCGTTCAAGTTTGGCAGCACTGACGGCAACAATCTGGCGACGGCCAAGGCGTTCGAGACCATGCTGCTGCAAGCGACCGGCACACTGGACTCGCAGGGCATGGTTAGCCAGGGCAACCGCGACGGTGCGGGTATGTCGATGGCGGTGGCGACCATCATCAAGAAATACAAGCGCACGCTGGTGAACTTCCAAGAGGATTTCCTGATTCCGTTCATCCACAAGGCGGCGTATCGGTATATGCAGTTTGATCCAGAGCGTTACCCGTCTGTCGATATGAAGTTCATCCCGACCGCGACCTTGGGCATCATTGCGCGAGAATACGAGCAGCAGCAGTTTATCGGTCTGTTGCAGACCTTGGGGCCGGATACGCCAGTGCTGCCGCTGATCCTGAAGGGTATCTTGGGCAATTCCAGCCTGTCGAACCGCTACGAGCTGATTGCCAAACTGGACGAAATGTCGCAACCAAACCCGGAAGCGCAGCAGATGCAGCAGATGCAGCAGCAGTTGGCTATGCAGAATGCACAGTCACAGATCGCGCTCAACACCACGCAGGCCGAGCAGAATCGGGCCGAGGCGCAGAAGTTGCTCACCGAAACGCAATTGATGCCGAAGGAAACGGAGGCCAAGATACTGGCCTCGGTGACCAAGAATCTTCCGAGCGCGGATGATGCCAACAGCCGCGAGTTTGACAAGCGGGTAAAGATTGCGGAACTGATGCTGAAGGAAGCCGACATTAAGAATAAGAGCAAGATCGTCGAGCTGCAAATGTCGAAGGCCAAAGATAACGTCGCAGAAATGGAAAATGAATTTCTGACCAAACTTTCTGGAGCATTGCAATAATGGATATAGACAAACTTTTTGAGAGTGAGTCTCTCGACGGCATTGCTGACAATGTGTTTGGCGTGGTCAATAATTCTGTTTCTGAAGTTAAGGAAATGCAGCGCAAGAAAGTCGCTGAAAATGTGCAGTTAGTTGTAAATGCGCTAAAAAAGATAGAATCGGATATCAGCTCACGATATGACTCGGTGGGCAATGCGCTGGAAAAACGCATCATCACCATCAAAGATGGGCGCGATGGCGCTGATGGAAGTGATGGCCGCAACGGGAAAGATGGCAAAAACGGGCGTGATGGGGCGCCGGGGCCACGCGGTGCGGATGGCAAGAACGGGCTTGATGGTGCGGATGGCACCGATGGCGTATCGGTCACGAACGCGCATATTGATTTTGATGGTAGCCTGGTAATCAGCCTGTCCTCGGGCCAAGAGCTGAATGTGGGCGAGGTTGTCGCGCCCGCACTGGCCGAGCAGATCAAGGTCATCACTAACGGCGGCGGCACATCGCAATCGGTTATTGATACGCTGGCGAGCCTGCAAGCGCAAATCACGGCATTGGGAACGGCAGCATCCTACAAAGGTCTGTGGAACGCCAGCACCAATACGCCGACATTAGCTTCCGGTGTCGGCACCAGCGGCAATTTCTATATTGTCTCGGTGGCAGGGTCAACCAATCTGGACGGCATCACCAACTGGGGTGTTGGTGATTGGGCGATATATAACGGCACTGCATGGCAACGCGTAGAGGGCGGCGCTGCGGGAAACTTTACGACCGTAACCGCCTCCAGCCTCACTTCAGGCCGCGTAACCTACGCTGGCACCGCTGGTCTGCTGCAAGACTCTGCCAACCTGACGTTCAACGGCACGACGCTAACCGCCAACACCATCGGCGCATTCACGTTATCCGGCACAGTAGCAGGTGGCGGCAATCAGCTTAATAACGTCATCATCGGCACGACAACTCCGCTGGCGGGTGCGTTTACGACGCTGAGTGCGACGGGGCAGATCAGTGGTACGAAATCAGATGGGATACAGGCGGTATTCAGCGGGTATTCGCCGGATGGCGCGTATGCTGGGACGGACGCGGGGGCTATCAGACTTGGCTCAGCGGTCAATGCCTATGGGGTAATGCAATATGTTACTGCGGGTCATTTATATATAGATAACACCTATAACAGCGCAGGAGGCCATGTAAAAGTTCGCGTTAGAACAGCGGGGACACCTGTGGTTGCGGGTGATTTCTCTGATACCGGCCTTGCTGTCACGGGAACGCTGAATGCGACGGGAACAGGGAAAGTCGGCACTACGCTAGGTGTTGGCGCTGCTACCCCCTCCGCTTCCGGCGCTGGCATCACCTTCCCCGCCACGCAGTCCGCATCAACAGACGCCAACACGCTGGATGATTATGAGGAGGGAACGTGGACGCCTACTCAGGGGGCTGGATTGACGGTTGTTGGCGCGTTTTCTAGTTCGGGGCGATACACAAAAATAGGCAGGTCAGTTTCTATATCTGGAAGGATTGCTGGCGCAACATCTATAGCGACCACTGCCGGAACAGTAATGATGGGAGCAATCCCGTTTTCAATTGCTGAATTAACTGCTGTTGGAACAATGGCTAATGGATCACTAAATGTATTAGGTGGGGTTGGCGCATTTGGAACGACCGCATATTCTTTGACAACAATTGGCGCAACTTCAGTTATTGATTTTAGTCTTACATATTCAGTTTAAAGGAAAAATTATGTCACTCACCAAAACCACCACCGTTGACCAAATCACCGTCACCGAAAACGGCATCATCCTATATCGTGAAGCCACGCGCATTATGGAAGATGGCACCGAATTGACCAAGACCCACCACCGCAATAGCCTGACGCCAGCGCAAGACCTGACGGGTGTGCCTGAGAAAGTGGTGGCGATCTGTAACACGGCGTGGACGCAGGAAGTAATCGACACCTACAAAGCCTCGCTACCGAAAGTAGAAGATGAACCTGCTCAAGTCTAAAACAGTCTGGTATGCGATTCTAATCGCAGTCTTGTCCATCGTTCAGGGCTATATAGGTTTGCTGCCGATGACGCCGGTAGCACAGATGTTTGTCGGGATAGCGATCTCGGTGGGCATCGTTATTTTGCGTTTACTCACCACTCAACCCGTTTCGGAGAAATAGTGGCGCCAGAATTACAGAAGTATTATGAAGACCGGTTTTCCATGATGGCAACCGATGGGTGGGTTGATTTGATGGCCGACATTGATCCCATGATCGCTGCGCTTAATAATATTTCTGCCGTAGATGGCGAAAAACAGTTACAGTTTAAAAAGGGCGAACTTTCGATTCTAACGTGGTTGAAAACCTTGCGAGAGGCCAGCTCACGCGCATACGAGGATTTGCAAATTGAAACGAATGTATGAATTTGTCTGTGAAAACGGACACCGGGCTGAACGATACGTCGAGTTTGAACACAATATCGTTCAGTGTGATTGTGGCGCGTCGGCTAAACGCGTCATTTCTGCACCTGCAATCAAGTTGGAAGGGTGGTCTGGTTCATTCCCGTCTGCACATGGACGGTTTGAGCAACGCCACGTGGACAAGCTGAAAGCAGAGCAAAAAGCTAACTCGTAACCAATTTTGGCGAGTTAATCTCCTACAACCTTAAGTGGCAGGAAAAGGAAATAGTATGCTGATCGAAAACGAAGTCGAGTCGCAAGAGGATATCGCGCCGGAAGAAGTGAAGCTGGAAAACACCGTTGAAGAATCATCATCTGACGTTCCCGAAAAGTATCGGGGCAAATCGTTAGGCGATATTGTGCACATGCACCAGGAGGCTGAAAAGCTGATTGGCAAGCAGGCGCAAGAAGTCGGTGAAGTCCGCAAACTGGCTGATGAACTCATTAAGCACAACCTCGGCAATGCTCCGGCAGCGACTAAAGAGCAAGAACCCGAAGTAGATTTTTTTGAAGACCCGAAGAAAGCAATTCAGGCAACCGTCGATCGGCATCCCGATATCGTCGCTGCGCGGCAAGCCGCGGGTGACTTTAAGAAGATGCAGGTGCATCAGAAGTTGAGCAAAGAGCATCCCGATTTTGTTGAAGTGGCTCAAGACCCCGAGTTTGCAAACTGGGTGAAAATGAGTCCGATACGATTGGGCCTCTGGGCGAAAGCCGATGGTGAATTCGATTACGACAGTGCAAATGAATTGTTGTCTACCTACAAAGAATTGCGCGGCGTGAAGGCAAAGCAAACGGAAAATGCAGGTGAAAAAACCCGTAAGCAAAACCTCAAAGCAGCGTCGGTCGATGTGGGTGGTTCTGGTGAGTCATCAAGACGTGTCTATCGTCGGGCAGACCTTATTCGGCTAAAAATGAATGATCCGAACCGCTACGAGGCATTGAGTGATGAAATCATGCAAGCCTACGCTGAAGGTCGGGTCAAATAACTTAATTTAGGAGATTCAAATGCCTTTTCCGACACCGGCAGTAACCGTTACCACCGCAGCTACCTTCATCCCCGAAATTTGGAGTGATGAGATTGTCGCCGCCTACAAGAAAAATCTTGTGCTGGCGAATGTTGTCAAACGCATGAACTTCAAGGGCAAAAAGGGCGACACCGTTCACGTTCCCGCCCCGACCCGTGGCTCGGCCTCGGCGAAAGCGGCGTCCACCGCCGTCACGCTGATCGCTGCTACGGAAACCGAAGTTTCGATCTCGATCAACAAGCACTATGAATATAGTCGCTTGATCGAGGATATTGTCGAAGTGCAGGCGTTGACTTCGCTGCGTTCGTTTTATACCGAAGACGCAGGTTACGCGCTGGCAAAACAGGTTGATACCGACCTGATCCAGCTCGGGCGTGCGTTCAACGGTGCGACCGTCGGCACCAACGACTACGCGACTGCCACCGCTACCACCAAGGCGTTTATCGGTTCCGATGGCACGACCGCGTATAACAGCAGCACGTCAAACGCAGCCGCGCTGACTGACGCTGCGATTCGTCGCACGATTCAACGTCTGGATGACACCGACGCGCCGATGGACGGGCGTTTCTTCATCATCCCGCCGTCGAGCCGTAACACGTTGATGGGCCTTGCTCGCTACACCGAGCAGGCGTTCGTCGGCAATGGCAACGCGATCCGCAACGGCGAAATCGGCCAGCTCTACGGGATCCCCGTGTTCACGACCTCAAATGCAGACTTCGGCGCCGGTTCCAGCGGCCTCGATCGTATCTGCTTGATGGGCCATCGTGACTCGATGATCTTGATCGAGCAGGTTGGTGTTCGTTCGCAGACCCAATACAAGCAGGAATATCTGGCAACGCTTTACACCGCCGATACCCTGTATGGTGTTTCGGCCCTGCGTGCGGCGGCAACTTCTGGTGCTGCGCTGTCCAGCTCGGCGTATGCGTTGGCTGTGCCTGCCTAATGCAGACCTGCCCTCCGTCAGCGATGACGGGGGGCATCTTTAACCTGTTTTAGGAGATTTAACTATGGCTGCTGCTACCGCAATAACTTCCCGCCGTGGGAATGACCAGTTTCGCGGCATTTTTAGCGATACTTGGCTCGTGACCGCAACGCTAGACGCCGGTTCGCTGGTTGATGCTGCGGGTGAAACGGATACCGTAGCCGTTCCGGGCGTTGCCCTGGGCGATATGGTGATTGGTTGTTCTTTTGCTGTAAGCGAAGTCGGCATGAGCGTAACTGCTTATGTTGACGCAGCGGGTTCGGTGTCGATTCGTATCCAAAACGAATCGGGTTCGACCGTTGACTTGGCGTCTTGCAAGATTCGTCTTGTAGTCGCTCGCTGCATCGCTTAAGGACGGGGGGCCTCGGCCCCCTTCCTGCTTAAAAGGATTCAAATGGCTACCTTTCGGTGTTTGCAAAGTGGTAATACGGTAACGTTCACCTTGCAGCATGATATTGATTCAATGCGCGGTCATCAGGGCTATGTTCAAGTCGACGCAGAACCGACAGCGATTGCCTACGACCACAATGCGACGCGAACGGACACGATGTTCACAGCGCCACAAGGTATGAAACGGCGCGGTCGGCCACGAAAAGAGGCATAGCGTATGAAAGAAGGACTGTTGTCCGGTGTGACCTGCCCGCTGGCGACGCAGGACATAGCGACTAATTTAAAGAACCGCAACCATGCTTTCAAAGAATATGGTTACGGGCCTCCAAATCCAAACGAGGCCAACGATGCCTTTTGGCTGAAAAAGGCCAAGATGTATAACGCCCCTACGGATGTTATCAAAGGCATGCGCTGCGGCAATTGTGCGGCGTTCATCCAGACGCCTAAGATGATGAAATGTATCCTCGATGGGCTGGAAAAAGACGAAAACAAGGGCGAATTGTCCTACGATGAGCAATTCATCGCGGCGGCTGATCTCGGCTATTGCGACCTATTTCAATTCACTTGTGCTGCGGCCCGCACCTGTGATGCGTGGAAATCCGGTGGGCCAATAACCAAGGAATAGCGCCATGAAAATGACCAAAGGGCAGAAGAAAATAGGCAAAGTTATGCACGAGTACAAGATGGGCGAGCTGCATACCGGCAGTAAGGCTGGCCCCGTGGTGAAATCCCGCAAACAGGCCGTGGCGATCGCCATGTCTGAGGCTGGCATGGTTAAAGGAAAGAAAAAATGAAATCAGGTCTTTACGCCAATATCAACGCCAAGCAAGAGCGCATTAAAGCGGGGGCCAAAGAGAAAATGCGTAAAGTGGGCGCTAAAGGTGCTCCTACTGCGGCAGCTTTCAAGGCGGCGGCAAAGACCGCGAAGAAGCAATGAAATCTCCTGCATGGGCTAGAAAAGAAGGGAAAAACCCGAAAGGCGGCTTGAATGCGACCGGCAGAGCGTCATATAATGCCGATACCGGCGGGAATTTAAAGCCTCCGGTCAAGTCAGGTGACAACCCTCGTCGGGCCTCCTTTTTAGCAAGGATGGGCGCAATGCCTGGGCCAGAGCAAAAGAACGGGGAGCCGACACGTCTTCTGCTTTCTCTCAACGCGTGGGGTGCTTCATCCAAAGCAGATGCTCGGGCGAAAGCTCGCGCTATTTCGGCTAGGAATAAGGCACGAAAATGAGACCGGTATCCATTGGCGCTAACCCCGTTGCGGCCACACCGACAACACTCTACACGGTGCCGAAGGGTTACTACGCCAGTCTGATGCGCTTGCACGCAAATAATACCGGTGCGGGCAATAAACACCTTACCTTTAGCTGGTATGACAGTAGCGCGGCGGCGACCTACAACCTAATTTTTGAATATGTCATCAACGCAAAAACCTTTTTAGATTTAGATTCCGGCATTATCGTAGTCTTAGAAGAAAACGATACCCTCTCTGTTACGACCGAATCGGCGGCTACTTTTGCCGTGGCAGTGACACTTGAAATCGAAGGGAACCAGCGCGCATGAGTACTACCTTTCTGCAAGCTGTCAACGACGTGCTGGTGCGCTTGCGCGAAGTGCAGGTATCCAGCCTATCCGAAACGACCTACGCCACGCTGATCGGCAAATTCGTCAACGACGCCAAACGGCAGGTCGAAGACGCCTATTCGTGGAATGTCCTAACGACCACGATTACGGTGCCTACGGTGTCGGCCACATCATCCTATACGGTCACCGGCGCGGGGCAAAAGTTTCAGGTGCGCGATGCAATCAACGCGACCAGCTTTGTCACGCTGACCAACGTCACGTTTGCGATGATGAACCGTTACCTGAATTTCCCCGCTGCCCCGGCAACGGGTATCCCGATGTATTACTCATTCAACGGTGTGGATTCTTCGACCTACGACACCAAAGTAAGCGTGTTCCCAATCCCCGATGGCGTCTATTCGTTGAAATTCAGCTTGGTTGTGCCGCAAGCAACGCTTACCTTGGCAGGTGATGTGATATCGGTTCCCGCTGAACTGGTCATCCAAAATGCCTACGCTCGGGCGCTGGTCGAGCGCGGCGAAGATGGGGGCTTGACCAGCTCCGAGGCGTATCAGCTCTATCGCGGCATGCTGTCCGACAGTATCGCCCTGGAAGGCACCCGCTTTCCAGAAGAAGGCCAATTCGTCGCTGTCTAGGGCTTACTGATGCCACAACCAATACAAGTATTCACGACCGCTGCGCCGGGGTTCTTTGGGCTAAACACCCAAGACTCGCCGTTAGACTTGGCGGCGGGTTTTGCTTTGGTGGCGAACAATTCCATTATCGACCAGTATGGCCGGATCGGATCGCGCAAAGGCTACGCAAGGGTAAACGCGTCTAGTGGCAATCTCGGCGCTAACGATGTAGGCGTCATGCACGAGCTGGTGCAGTCCGATGGCACGCTGACCGTATTATTCGCTGGCAATAACAAACTATTCAAGCTCGACGGCAGCAACGCCGTGGTCGAGCTGACTTACGGCGGTGGTGGGGTGGCGCCGACGATTACGGCGAGCAATTGGCAGTGCGCGTCACTCAACGGAATTACCTATTTCTTCCAATCAGCGCACGATCCGCTGATCTATGACCCTGCGGTCAGCACCACGACCTATAGGCGCGTGTCTGAAAAAACTGGATACGTTGCCACGGTGCCGAGCACAAACATCGTCCTGAGCGCGTATGGCCGGTTGTGGACGGCAAATACGGCTACGGACAAGACCACAATCTATTTCTCCGACCTGATGGCGGGGCATATCTGGTCTACCGGCACCTCCGGCAGCTTGGACGTCAGCCGCGTCTGGGCGCAGGGATCTGATGAGATCACGGGTTTGGCCTCGCACAATGGCTTTCTGTTCATCTTCGGCAAACGGCAAATTCTGGTCTATTCCAGCGCCACTAGCCCTGCCAACATCACACTGAGCGACACCGTTGTCGGCACCGGCTGTTTGTCACGCGATAGCATCCAGCCGATCGCGACCGATGTGATCTTCCTGTCGAACACCGGCGTGCGCTCACTGTTACGCACCATTTCAGAGAAATCACTGCCATTTCGTGATCTATCAAAAAATGTCCGTAATGATGTGATGGGCCTTGTTGCCAGCGAAGATGCCGCCGCGATCAAATCGGTCTTTTCCGAGCGTGACGCTTTCTATCTTTTGAACCTTCCGGCGTCAAAAAAGACTTATTGTTTTGACACCCGAGGCCAGCTCGATGATGGATCATCACGCGTTACAACGTGGGATTCCATCGAACCGACGTCGCTGTTGTCGCGTCGTAACGGCGATCTGCTGGTCGGCAAGAACGGCTACGTCACCAAGTATTCTACCTACCAGGACAACGCATCTAGTTATCGTTTTCAGTATTACACCAACCATGCTGATCTAGGGAACCCGTCGCAAACGTCTGTGCTGAAGCGGTTAAGCATTGTGGTGATCGGTGGCACGAACCAATACGTCACGTTCAAGTGGTGCTTTGACTTTTCGGCAAACTACCTTTCGGCAAATTCGTTTATTCCGGTGCAAGGTGTATCGTATTACGGCATAGCCGAATACGGCGCGAATGGTGTTCCACTCGCACAATACGCAAATGGCACTGCGCTACAGACCTTAATCGTTAGCGCCAGCGGTTCTGGAAAAGTTGTCCAAACGGGCTACGAAGCGGATATTAACGGCGCGCAATTGTCGATTCAGAAAATTGAAATTCAAGCCAAAAATGGCAAGTTTACGTAGGAATCCGTCATGTCAAATTATGTGAAAAGCACTAACTTTGCGACCAAAGATAGTCTGTCATCCGGCGATCCGCTGAAGATTGTCAAAGGCACCGAGATCAATACGGAATATGACAACATCGCCACGGCAGTCGCGACCAAGGCTGATTTGGCGTCGCCTACGTTTACCGGCACAGTT